CCACCGGCGGCTCTTGGCGTTGTCGTTCTGCCATCTGGTGAGCGCGCGTATGGTGTACTTACAGTTGAACCCACTTCGGTGGTACGCGCTGTTGAACTGTGGGCCGTGCTTGGGGTACTTCATGCGAACAGGCCACGCTTCATCTTGCGGTGGCGAGTGGCCAGCCAATACTGCATCAGGGTTTCCTCGAAGGGCAGTGAACAGCCCCTGACCGTGACCGGCGGCATGGGCTTGGTGGGCGCCTTGGCGACCGGCGTGACAGGTGTAGATGCGCGATGGTGCGCCAGCATGGCGCCGACACACTCCAGGGTGGCCGAGGCTATGAAGCCCTGGCCGTTGTGTTTGAGGTGGATCATGATTTCTCCTAAGTAAATATGCTAACATGTGCACGTTAAGATGTGTACATGTTAGCAGGTGGTTCCGCTACAAAAGCGGAAGTTGCGGCCCGACGTAGGGACGCTCCAGCAGGGTGACTGGTCTGTTCTCCAGGATGCAGAGGCACAGGGCGGCCCAGCACAGCACGCGGCAGCGTCGGTCCTGGTTGGGTGTCATGGTTGCCTGAGTGGGGGTAGGCACTGTGGTGGTTGTCATGGCAGCAGGCTCCTCTCGTGCGCGCCAGCCTCGGTGACCCACCATGAGGTGCGGTTGATGGAAGGTGTGAAGACGAACGCGCCACCATGCACCGCGAAGACAATCTTCAGCCGGCTGTGCAGTGGGTCGTTGCGGTACACGGCGCGCACGTCGTCAGCCTCCGCCTCTATTGCCCTGCGGCGTGCGTCGTTGTCAGGGAAGGGGGCGAGGTAGTCCCTCACCTCCTCCACGGTGATGGTCATGGTTGGGCTCCTTGGTTGGGCTACAGCAGGGCGAGGTTGGTGTAGCCGGCCAGCACGTAGAAGTCGTTCCAGGTGGCGGAGCAGTTCAGGCAGTTACACTCCGCCTCAACCGAGGAGCCATCCATCTGGGGCTGACTCGACTCGACGTTCGTACTCTGGCAGGCGGGGCACATGATACCGTGAGAGTCCCGGTACTCTGCGCTAGACATTGCTTTCTTGTTCATTTCTATTCTCCTAGTTGGGGTAGATGATGTCGACCAGGCCATCAATGGCAAAGGCGATTTGGTCGATAAGCTGCTGGTCGGCGCCGTTATGCGTGGCAAACAAGTATGCTGCTCGAAGCGCGGCAAGCGCCACCTGTTCTTGTGTTGCGTCCATGTGGTTCTCCTTTGGTTGTGGGGTGCTGCGTTGGTGGGGTAACTCGAAAGGGACGCTGGCCGGAGAAGCGGTGCTTTGCTGTAACGGGCCAACGCCCTTTCGGGGCGGGCCTGCACTGGGTGTGGTGCGTGTGCAAGCCCTTGGGGTTATGGGTTGGTTCGGGTGGGGTTACTCCATACGTGCGCTTGCCCTTTCTGGCGCGGCCAAAGCGCGCCTCTGCTCTGCGTGGACGTAGTAGCGGGTCTTGCAGCATCCAAGCCCTCGGTGCTGCACCACGAACGGGTGTTGCTTCGACGCATACGGCGCCGCTCCACCGCAGAGCTTGATGACGCGCAGGATGGTGCTGGTGGGCACGAACCCATACACTCCACCTTCGGGTGGCCCCTCGGCGTACTTCTTCAGGAGGCTGAATACATCATCCGAAGGCTCAACAGTCGAGCCGTCAGGGCGGCCGAACTCCACCTGCCATCGGTAGTATGGTCCGGTACCATCCCTGGGGCTGCACAGGTACAACTCACTGGCCTGTATGGATATGGTGAGCCCACACGCCAGGGGGAGCGGGCGCATGGTTTGGGGCAGGGTGGGGGTTACTCCTGGCATGGTTCATCTCCTTGGTGATTGGTTGCCGCTGTGGTGAGGGCTTTCTTCCATTCGTGAGGCGTGACAATGACCGGGCCGCTTGTCTCCGCGCCACAGCGATACTCCACGGTGATGAGGAGCTTCCGCGTGCTGGCCGCCTTGTCCTTGGTGTGCTCGACGCGCACTCCTGTGATGCTTTTGGTTTGGGCGCCAGTGACAAACCGCGCCGCCGAGTCCCGAAGTGCCGCTGCAGTGCCCTCAGTGGGCGGGTGAGTGCAAGCAACTACCCCGAAATCCGACCCCCCATGCACAAGCAAGAAGTGGGCGGCAACATGTAGCGGCACCCCGAAGTATTGGGGCCGACCCCCCACAGTGGGTTGTGTGGCGTACTTCGCCATCTCCACTGTGGGTGGAGCCAGGGTTTCCATGAACACAGTTTGCCACGGGCCATAGTTCGCCGCGGGAGTGGAGCGCCACGCGAGGCCAGCCTGAATTGACACCGTGGTGCCGTCGTGACAGGTGAGTTCGCCCGCGGGCGCCTTGGCCTGCGCTCCATCAGGTGTAACATGCACTGTAGTTGCGATGTGCATTTGTAGCTTGCTGGCAATCTCCACCGTGGGGAGTAGGCGGCGGCGGGTCATAGGTAGTCCCTTTCAATGTGGTTATGTGTAAGCAGCACGCAGATTGTAGGCGGGCACTACAAAAAGCGCAAGGGGGCTCCGCGGACACTCCAGGGGGGAGGCTGCGCCTCAGGGGGCACGTAGTAAGGCGCACGGTGATTCTGTGGTGCACTTTACTGTCGGTTAGGAAGCCCGCAACACAAAGCGCACGTGGTATATGTTGGGCGGTTTAGCTTGCTGTAGCCAGGGATAAAACGCACAATCAGCGCGCTGTGCAAATTAGAGTAAAGCGCACACAGCAAGACAGTGCATGTTACAGCAATAAAACTAATAAATCGGAATTGGGCGGCAATCGGCACAATACGATGTCATAGGCTGTGCAGATTTTTGTTTGTTAAATCAAGTACTTACGTGAAATAATACCAAAAAGGGTGCTGTGATTCTGAGGCAAGGCGTCCCCGTGAAAAGTATGGTGTCCATACGGTGCCGTATTGCTGCACCGCAGCATAGGGCCATTTCTACATACGAAGACTTGTTTTTCATATATATTTATCTATATATTATTATTATTACCTACTGGAGAGCTTGTTACAGCGTGAAAACGGTCATCTGGCGTGTAAAGCGCACACCAAAGCAATCCATACGGACCCTTTTTAGGGGGACCCCCCAATCTTTTTACCCTCCTGGCGCTTCCGCGCCCAAAAACAGGGTAATCTGCACAGTCCCGCCTTGTGCACTTTACTCTAGGCAACACAGAGAGCCCGCTTACGAAGGCACTCTGTGTTGCCCCCCGAAGGGGTCGTGGCGCGTCAGGGCCGCCTGTTCGCCATGTGGTACTGCATGGCAAGCGCATCCCAGACAACACGGGCCGCGACAGCGCCGCCACTAACCACAACAAGGTACACTTGCTCGCCAAGACCTTCGCCGTTGTCGGCGTGATACCAGATTTCAAACATTGCCCATCTCCTAAGTGAGTTGCGAACAGGTAAGCACATAGCGCGTTCCCACTTCGTCGCGCCGCTCCTCAGTTCCTGCATGTGCTTACCACTCAGCACCCTATTGCGAAGGCACTGAGAGGTAAGGGGCTTTCGCCCCTTTGGTGGTGTTACGTGCTGGCGAGAAGCGCCGCGCCTGCTTCAGCAGACTCTGCTGCGATTGCTTCGCGTTGAGCTTGAAGCCAGGAGGACCTTTCCTTGGCGGCTTCAAGCTCTGCGGGATCGGCGTGTGGATCAGGTTCGGCAGCTTCGCTCGGGGACGGGACTTCCTTGGAAGCAGTGCGCGCGGCGACAGCTTCCTTCCACGCGTTCGTGGCGTAAAGCTCCTTGATGAGCGCAGAGACTTCCTTGCTCAACTCTGGCGCACCTTCGTCATTCAGCTTCTTGCTCATGCGCTTGAAGGTGTCCTCCAGATACACACTGGCATCGAAGATGGATTCGACGGGCTGCTTCTTGCCCATGAGCCACCACGATGCCTTGCGCATTTCCTCCTCGAAGGGAGCAAAGGCATCTTCGCTTTCGACGCCCATTGTCTTGCGGGCGCCCTTGTTGATCTCGAACCGTTCCTTGCGAATGACCAGCGGCGAGAAGGTTTCAAGGTAGCGCGTGATGCACGAGATGTTGATCGCCGACGCCTTGCCATCCATGAGCACGCCAAGCAGTTCGTTGGCAAAATTCGGGTTGCCGCGACAAGCCTGATACGAACACGCCACCAGAACTTCGGTCACATCGTCGCGCCAGACACTGAGCTTAGCCCCGATACTACGGATGCGCAGGGACAGCACTTTTTCATCAATCAGTTTCATGGTAGTTCTCCGTAAGTTAGTATGAACTTGGCGACTGATTGCCAAGCAGATACGGCCTACGCTGCTATGGGGTAAGCAATGCGATTGCAAACCTTTGCATGTAGGCCATACACGGCGCGCATTCTTTGTCATGTGCGATAACAGGGAGTTAGCTTTGGTCGCGCGGTTCCCGTGCGACGTTTGTTGTTCCGGGTTCTCGTATCCCGTAGGCGACGCTGCGTAGCTCGCCATAGTTCTCCAACGTTTCCGCTGGGTTCGCTGCTTCGGGCGCACGTGTCCCGAGCAAACTTCCTACCCCCGGTACAGCACGCGTCTCTCCCGCGCCCGTAGGGCTGCCGAGCATCTCCTTGGCGAGGTATTAGCGTGCGTTGCCAAACTAGCAGCCCAAGGGACTTACGCTAGCAAGCGCCGCACAACCCCACTTCCGGGCTGGCACAATGGGCAGATGACGGGCTGCCCTTCCACTTATGGCGCGGTGTCAAGGCAGCCTGGCCACCCGGCATGCCGTCCCCCACCCCACCCACCCCTGGCACCCCCTTACGTGTCCCGTTCACCGCGCCACCTAGTTTCGAAGTATGCCATTATCATACATACCCCACCCCCTAGGACCCAGCCGCCCACAAACCCAGAAAACTTTTTCCCCCAAAAAACCCCGGCCCCAAAATTCGCCCCCTCCAACCCCCTAAGCAAACCTGCTAACATGTACGCATGACCACCGACACTCAAAACTCCGCCGTCACCAAGCACACGGCAGTTCCGCCCGCCCTCATTGAAGCGGTGGCGAGTGACGCCACGGCGGCGCAGCCAGCGATCCGGGCTATGGCCCTGGTACAACTCACCGAACTCCACGGCATGCGGCACGCCCTCACCCCAGTCCAGCGCATGCAGCTCGCCGAAGTCAACGCCAAGCTGGGGGACATGGTGCCCAGGCAGGCCGCTCAGGCTGGTGGAGGTGGCGCGGTGACGATCAACTTCATCCGCAGCAACGAGAAGTCCGTGACGTTCGAAGCGCACGCCCTCACTGTCCAGGAGTGACCATGGAAACCCCCGCAGCCCCAGAAGCCTCCCTGGAGGAAGCCGGCGCCAGCCCTGCAACGCAGGACGATATGGACGAATTCACCATGGGACTCCCAGACCCCTACGAGGACTCCCCAGGTGGCTGAAACGCTCGACATCAAGGTCGTCCCGTCCCTGGAGGACTTCTTCTACAGCGAGAAGTTCATCTCAATGGTCGTCGGGCCTGTAGGTTCAGCTAAGACGACTGCCGGAATCCAGAAAATCCTGTACCACGCAGCCCGCATGCACCCCTGCAAGGACGGAATCAAGCGTTCCAGGGCAATTTGGGTGCGGCAAACGCGTGAACAGCTACGAGACACGTCGATCCCTGACTTTTTGAAGTGGTTCCCCGACGGAAAGTACGGCGTTTTCCTCAAAACTGAGTACAAATATGTCCTGAAGATAGGAAATATCGAGTGCGAAGTGCTGTTCAGGGGCCTGGATGACTCAAATGACGTGCGCAGATTGCTCTCCATGCAGGCGAGTTTTGCCATATTTGAGGAGTTTCGGGAGCTAAACCCGGAGATTTTCAACGCCATGCAGGCCCGCCTGGGGCGTTATCCAGACGGTATGATGGTCCCACACCGCCCAGAGTGGGGCTGCGACGCCCGCGGGCACCCGATCCAGGGCTGCGTCACGGACGATGGAAAGTCAAACCGGCATGTATGGGGGATGAGTAACTCGCCAGATTCGGACTCGCACTGGGAACAGTTCATCTCCGACCCCCCAACAAACACCGAGATGTTCATTCAACCATCTGGCATGTCGCCCGAGGCCGACTGGGTGCACCTGCTGCCATCGAACTACTACGAAGACCTGGCGGTGGGCAAGTCGCAGGAGTACATCGACGTGTACATCCACGCGAAGTTCGGCAAGTCGCTCGCCGGCCGCCCGGTGTTCCGCTGCTTCAACAAGGACCTCCACGTTTCGAAGACGCCCCTGCTGGTGCAGGCCACGCCGGTGGTGATCGGCGTCGATGCCGGGCTCAACCCTACCGCGGTGCTCACGCAACAGGCGTACGACAGCCGCGTGCTGGTCCTGGACGCCATCA